GTCAAAAGTTTATGATGTTAGTGAAACAAGCAGAAAAAGGTGCTCAAGCAGGACCCGCAGAATCTTCTAACTATACACCTACCAAAGACAAAGATGATTACGATGCCAAACAGAAAGCAATCCAAGATTTACAAGCGGATCCAAACACAACAAAAGATCCAGAACTTAAAAAAGAACTAATGAAGCGTAAAGCATCATTAGAAAAAGACAAGCCAGTTGACGAAGCAGATAGTATTATGCAATTAGCCAAATTAGTATCAGGTGCTTCTACACAGCAACAAAATCAAGCATCGGACTTTGCTAATGAAATGAAAGCACTTGCTGGTATTAAAACAGAAACTGCAACAGCAGGAGCAACTTCCGCAGGTAATATTGCAAGTGTTGCTAACCCAAGCATGGCTTACGGACAAAGACCAAAAGATTCAAAGGGAATGCCTAAAGCACCCCAAAAGAAAAAAGCAGATGGTACAACAATTAATGCTTTAGATATGTCAAATAATTTAATGGGCGGTAAAACCGTAAAGAGGAACTAACATGAGACAAAAAGATCTAAAAGAAGGTTTAGCAGATTTAGCATATAAAGTTGAGTCAGATCACGAAGTACAAATGGCTCGTGCTGAATTATACAAGGTTGCAAAGTATGCAATTAAACTTCATGAAATGCTTAAAGGCGTAACTGAAAAAGAAGGTCTTGAAGGATGGGTTCAATCTAAAATTACTAAGGCCGCTGACTATATGAGTTCAGTTTATCATCACATGGATTATGAACAGAAATTTGATGAAGTTCAAGAAGCAAAGAAATCTAAACCAGACTTTCTTGACGTTGACAAAGACGGCGATAAAAAAGAGCCAATGAAGAAGGCTATCAAAGACAAAAAAGAAAAGAAAGACGAATCTTATAAATCATCTTTAGCATCTATGTTAGAAAGCAAATTAGGTATTTGCTCTGAATGTGGCAATCCAAGTTACACTACACTCCCAGAAGAAAAACAAAAAGGCGTTGACGGCAAAGTATGCTGGAAAGGCTACAAGCGTATGGGCACCAAGAAAAAAGGTGGCAAGACTGTAGACAACTGCGTTAAGATGTAGTTTAGTTAACTACTCATATCTTAAACACTTTCACATAAATACATTGTAACAAATTTAAAGAGGACTCTTTATGGCTTTCTTAGTGCATAATCTACCACCTGTTGAAGTATATGTAAAAAAAGAATATCTCTACGATCATCAAAAAGGACACGGTGAACTCACACCTGGCACTTGGATAAGCATTAGAAGTATACAATCAAAAGCATTGTACTTTGAAACATTATTATTAGAGTATGGCGCACTATATGACAAGTTACCCATCTCAGCATTTGTGTGGAAAGAAGATTATGATAAGGACAATCAACTTCCTCTTGACACTCTACAGATATGGGACTGCTTTGACTATGACATCACAGTGATCAAAAAGCCAATGCTCAGCGACTGCGAGTTCTTTGGCAAGGACCGAAAGATGCACAAGGGTGAATATATGTTTACACTTGATACTTGTCACGCACAACACTCAACACTTGATATTAATTTTAGCGAGCATGATCCTGAACACAAAACTTTTAATATCATTAAATTAGACAATGGACAATTTGCCGCACAACCAAACAATAGAGTAGTATTCACAGATCAAAGTCTTGTAAATCCAGATAGACTTACTCCAGACTTTAAAGTATGCACTCAAAACTATACAGTTGAAAATACACCTAAGTGGAGTGTAGGACACACAGACGAATGGGCATACAAGTCAAAAGACGAGACTCTCGACACATAAACGCATAAGTATTTTTACACACTGAAAGGGACACTATGCGGAAGTTAAAAGTTTACGGCTCTGATGATGCTGTATATAGAGTTTTCATAAACAACAAATTAGAAGAATCATGCACTGCAAATTTAATTTACGAGTTTGAAACAGAAACAACTGTACACGACAGTTACAGTGTACGTATCGAAGTTATCGAAGGTACACTTACTTTAGAAAAATGTTTAGTAGATTACCCTGCAATTATCAATGGTAAGAAAGGCAAAGTAACATTTGATCAACCTATTAAAATTCCATTGTTCACTTGGAATGGAAAAGAACTAATCCAAAGACCTTTTCCAATAAAAATACAAGCAAAAGATACAGTAGAATTCGAACACCTAATGTTTAATGGTCCAACTTTGTTTGACGTTACGCTAAGTGACGAAACTAAGTTTAATGAATCTTTATATATCGGAAACTTAATTACTAAAGAATTTATTCCTGAAATGAAAAGCATTATGCCTATATACGATTATAAGGCACAAGAACATAATATTTGGTCTGACGTATCTTTAGAGTACTTGGTTAGTAAAGTATCACAACGACTATCAAGTTGATTGTAATATCATAAATATCTATACGTTAATACTGATTGACGGTGACTTATAGGAACGCCTACTTTTGGTGACAGTGCTCGCGTACGACACGGCTGGTGACAAAACAGAGGTTACTATTTTACATAAGGTGACGTTACAGTTTGTTCAGTTCATTCATTGTTAACGAAAAGTTTAACTGTGGAGGAACACAATGAACGTTGACGAACAAGGTCGAGTACTCTTTAACTCGCTTATGAAGTTTGATCCAGACTGGGATCTTGCTCCAGAGGATTATAGTTTAGCCGTTGGTAAAGATGTTGTCAATTTAGATTATAGACTTGTAACAGTGTATTGCAGAATGTATCAAATGGATATGCTGTATGAAATTGGCAACCAATGTATCTTACTGTCACAAACACTACGAAGAATATTAAGGCTTCATGGAATTGAAGCACACGTAAAACAGTACGAAGTAGATATTAAACATCCTACAAAAGGTTGGAATGCAAAAGTTGGTCATAATGACCACGAACAAGGAGGCATGGTTGCTACGCATCAAGTAGTAGTCACACCAGAGTGGATTTTAGACTTTGCTCAATTACCTTTTCAAAAACGATTTGGAGCAACTGCACCAAGAGGATTTATATTAAACCGACAGGCAGATGTTTGGCACGATGCTGGACCTGTTAAAGTGAGATATCGCGAAAGGCCAAATCATTTTGCTACCAAAAATATCGTATTTGATAGTCGTGAAAATGAAAAATGGTGGACTAAAAAATATTTTGATTTATTTGAAAATTAATGTCTCAATAAAACACTTGACTTCTACCTTAAGCGAATATATAATACTATACATTAACAAAAATATATTAACTTATAGGTAATTTATGGACTTAAAAGACAGCAAAACAAAAGATAATTTAAGAGCCGCATTTCAAGGCGAATCAGAAGCAAATAGAAGATACTTATACTTTGCTCAAAAAGCAGATATCGAAGGTGCTAATGAAGTAGCACAGGTATTTAGAAGCACAGCAGAAGGTGAAACGGGTCATGCACACGGTCACTTAGAATACTTAGAAGAAGTAGGTGATCCAGCAACTGGCGAACCTATGGGTAATACAGAGCAAAATCTTTCTTCTGCTATCAAAGGTGAAATCCATGAGTACACAGATATGTACCCAGGTATGGCAAGAACAGCCAGAGAAGAAGGTTTTGAAGAAATTGCTGATTGGTTTGAAACACTTGCAAAAGCAGAGAAATCACACGCAGGTAAGTTTCAAAAAACTTTAGACGCTTACAAAGGAGAATAAGATGTCAAGTAGAACATACGGCCCAGACGAAAAAGCCAAACTCGAAAGATTGGTTAACGAAGGCGCAAACGTAATGAGAGAGATTGAAGATCTCCAAGAAGGACTTAGAGAAACCGTGAAAGCAGTTTCTCAAGAACTTGATATAAAGTCAAGTTTGATCAATAAAGCAATTAAGATTGCACACAAAGCAGATTGGCACAAAGTTGCTGACGAATTTGATGATCTTGAAACACTTGTAGTTACTGTCGGCAAGGACAAGTAATTGCAAAAGATAAAAGATTTTTGGATAAACAGTTATCACTCTGATAAAACAGCGTTTTGTTTTGAACTAATCAGTTTTATCTTTACAGTAGGCGCCAGTTTAACACTTGCTGTAAATGCAAGAGATCCTAATATGTTAATTGTGTATCCAGGATTTTTTGTTGGCAGTATTACACAGTGTTATGCCGCTTATAGACGAGGGGCGGCTTGGGTAATGCTACTGACATTTTATTTTAGTTTGGTCAACATATTTGGGTATGGAATTGCTATAGGTTGGTGGTGA